AACGAGGTTACTATACCTTAAAACTAGGTGGGAAAATGAGAACAATGCATTTTTCAATGAATTTCTGGAGCAACTTTACTGATCAAATGGATGTATCATTAGACAAAATAGGTGATGTATTTAATAATGGTATATCTATAAAAGGTATTCGATCACTTATTTACTCTGGTTTATTGGCACATGATCAAGAACAAGGCAACGAAATTGATTATAATGAATTTAAAGTTGGGATGTGGCTTGAAGATTTTGATGCTGAAAAATTAAATAATGTTATTGAATCAATGATGGAATCAAGAATATTAGGTAATGATCTTAATATGGGTGTTGCTAGAAATATCAAAAAAACTACAAAACCTACCAAAGAGGGAAAGTAAATACCCAGCTGACTTGGGATAGTTTACTAGATTTTTATATTGGTCAAGCTGGGATAATACCAGATGTTTTTTGGAAAAATACTTGGAAAGAGAATCATCTAATGGGTGAATCACACATGATAAAATCAAATTTATTATGGGAACAAACAAGGTATTTAGCATCAATGCTTTACAATGTTAATTGCAATAAAAAAGCACAAATGATCACACCAGATAAATTGTTTCCATTGCCACAAGATATTTATTTAGGAAAAGGAAAACCCAAGTCAACAAAAGAGAAGTTTTTAAGATTTAAAAATAAAGTTGCAAAAACTAAGCTACCAAAATAGGTGGCTTATTTTTTTTGTATTTTTGATAAAAATTAATTCATGGCAAAGTTAAGATTAGATTTACAGCTAACTGGGTTTAAACAAGCATCTGGAAAATTAAAGCAATTCGGCAGTAAAATGAAGTCGGTCGGAGCTAGTATGCAAAAATTTAGTTTACCATTGGCTATTGCTGGTGGAGCGGCTATAAAAATGGGTGCTGACTTTGACAAGTCAATGACTAAAATAAAATCATTAGTTGGATTAGCTGGTAAGGATGTTGATAAAATGGGTAAACAAGCCAGAGAGATGGCAAAAAATACTGGTATAAGTAGTCAACAAGCTGGTGATGCTTTATTTTACATAACATCTGCTGGCTTAGAGGGTGCTAGTGCAATGAGTGTTTTAAATGCATCTTTAAAAGCTAGTGCATCTGGTTTGGGTGATGTATCTCAAGTTGCTGACTTAGCAACATCAGCGATGAATGCTTACGGATCAGATACACTTTCAGCAACAGATGCAACAGATGTTTTAACAGCGGCAGTTAGAGAAGGTAAATTAAATAGTGAAGATCTTGCATCATCAATGGGACAAGTATTACCAGTTGCATCAAATATGGGTGTTAGTTTTAATGAAGTTGGTGCGGCAATGGCGGCAATGTCAAGAACTGGTACAAATGCGGCACAAGGTGCAACACAATTAAATAGTATATTATCTGGATTATTAAAACCCACAAAACAAGCTGAGGAAGCTCTAGGTGAAATGGGATTATCTAGTGCTGGATTAAAACAACAAATAAAAGATGAGGGTTTATTATCAGTTTTAGAAACTTTAAAAACAGAATTTGATTCTAATGGTGATGCGGCGGCTAAAGTGTTTCCAAATATTAGGGCATTAAGAGGTGTTTTAGATTTAACTGGTAAATCAGCTGAAACAACAAAAGAAATTTTTGATGAATTAAATGCATCACAAGGTGCAACAAAAAAAGCATTTGATGAAACAGCAAAAAGTGCATCATTTAGATTAAAAAAAGCATTAAATGGTGCTAGAGAATCATTTTCAGAAATGGGTGCTGTATTGTTAACAGCATTATTACCAGCAATTCAAAAAATTACTGGTGTCATTTCAAAACTTTTTAATTCATTTACAAATTTAGATGCATCAACACAAAATATAATTTTAGGTGTTGGAGCTTTAGTTATTGCATTGCCAACATTATTAAGTTTGTTTGGCACTTTAGTTACTGTTATTGGAACTTTACTTACACCATTAGGTGCAGTTGCGGCGGCTGTTGCTGGTATTGCTTATATAATAGCAACAAATTGGTCAGAGGTTGCACCAGTTTTAGTTGGCTTATATAATAGGTTTGTTGACTTATATAATTCAACTACATTGTTAAGAGTTGTTATTGGTGGTTTAAAATCTATTTTTAAAACTGTATTTATAGCCGCACAAATGCAAATTGATAAATTGACTAATGGTTTTTCTACTTTTTGGAAACTAGTCAAAGAATTTTCTGAGAAAGGTATTGATGGCAGTTTTGGTTCTATTATAGAGGAAGGAATGGCAGAAGCCGACAGAATCACATCAGAGGGTGCTGAAAAAATAGGAGATACTTTTGCTAAAGATTATCAAGATGCTTTAGATAGTCAATTAACTCATGCAACTGTTGAAAGTTTAAATACAGCTTTAACAGATGCTGGTACTTTTATAAAAGGCAAATTACAAAATGTATTACAAGGGGTTGGAATCAATGCACCAGGTGCTGAAAAAACGAGTTCTAATAACGAACCAATGAAATTAGGCGGTATTGGTATTGATATGAGTGGCGTTAAAGATCCTGTAACTTTATTGACAGAATCAATGAATGCTGGCAAACCAGCTTTTGATGCCGCATTAAATGCAATGGGTGCTACATTAACAGCTAATGTACTTTTGCAACAAGAAAAAATGGAAAAGTTTAAAGAGATTGGTTTGCAAATGGGTGATGCTATAAAAGGCACATTTTCACAAATGGGTAGCTCAATTGCTCAATCACTTGGAGCTGGTGAAAGTGCATTAGGTACTTTTGCTGGAACTTTAATACAGACAGCAATGACAGCATTAGGTGCATCATTAGCGACAACTATGGGATTTGGAGCCGAAGCGGCTGGTAATACAGCTAAGTCAATGGGTCCAATAGCGGCTTTTGTTTTACCAGCTTTATTGGCTGGAGCCGCTGTTGCTGTAAAAGGTGCTTTTAGTAAAGTAAAAAAACCTAAACAATTTGCAAAAGGTGGGATAGTTTCAACTCCAACAATGGGAATCTTCGGAGAATATTCTGGAGCAAGATCAAATCCAGAGGTGGTCGCACCATTAGATAAATTGAAAAACATGATAGGTGATCGAGAATCATCACAAGTACAAGTAAGTGGGCAATTTGCACTTAAAGGGCAAGATTTAGTTGTTGCATTACAAAGAGCAAACAAAAACAGAAATAGAATTATATAATGGCTTATGGTGTAAAATATAGATTAGAATTTTCTGATGATTTAGAAAATGGCAAAAAAATTGAGATTCTAAAAAAGAATTATACATCATCAACAGTATTAGATATTGTTGGTGGTGCTGAGCCATGTATTATAACTTGGCAAGGTGATGATAATTTTTATTCACCTATTAAAGGATCACAATGCACACTTAATTTTTTTGTAACTGATGATGTTAGTTATGATAATTTTTATGAGTATGATGAAAGGGAATATCAAGTTAAAATATCATATAAAGATGCATCTAATAATTACCAATTATTTTGGATTGGATGGCTAGTTAATGATCAATTTAAAGAAGCTGTAACTACAAAACCTTTTCCAATTACTTTAATTGCCATTGATGGCTTAGGTACTTTAGATTCATTTGATATGACATTATACCAAGATTCTTATAATGCAATTTCAGCTAGACAATGGATCACATCAACACTAGAAAATTTAGATTTGGAGCTTGACATTTATGTAAGTCAAGATATATTTATTAGAAATGCTGGATCTACAATTTATAGTATTTATGATGCTATGACCATTAATCCATTTACATTACAAAGAGATTTTCTAGCAATTAATAATGCTAAGCATACTTTAGAACAAATACTAAAAATAACTAATGCAAGAATTTTCCAATCATTTGGCAGATGGTATATAATAAATAATTCTAGTTATTCAGCACAAAGCATAAAAGATGCGAGTAGATCAACAGCTCAAGGTGGCACAATACCAACTAACATTAGAGCATCAGAATCTGCTAGTTTAGTTAACAATGGAACAGAATCTATAAAGTATATTATTTATAATCACAATGGCACATATCAATCAGCACCAACAACAGATATTTTAAGGCAAATACCAAGTGATTTAAAACCTATTGAGAATAGTTTAACTAAAGAGTATTTGCGACCTTTAAAAGAGTTTAAAATAAGTCATGAAACATCACAATATTTAGAAACAAACAACTTTCAAAATAGTGGTTTTGAAAATGGTTTATCATTTTGGTCAACATATACATCTACTGGCACAACATCACCTGGTGTCATATCAAGTGAATTTAGTAAACAAGGCAATCAAAGTTTTAAAAATTCACAAACACAAACTAATCAAACTGGTACAAGAAAAACATTGTCAAATACAAATGGTGTCAATGTTTATAATTCAGCACATCAAGGTCATACGTTAAAAGTAAACACATATTTTGATGTAAATTCTAATTATGGTGCTGTAAGTTTTAGATGGCAATTAAGAGTTGGACCAGATCCAAGTTCGCCACCACCACAAGATCCAACATATTACTGGAATGATGCAACAGAGGCATGGCAAACAACAGCTGTTGTAAACCTACAAACAATAGAGGAAGATGCTGATAAATGGCAAGAGTTTAAATATGATCTTGGATCTTTTCCAATAACTGGGTTACTGTTTATTGATCTTTATGAACCTTATGTGCAAACTAGTGGTGGTTTAAATGCATTATATTATGATAATATTACACTAGAGTTTGATCGTAAAGAGGGTGATAAAAGAACTCCATTTTATAGTAAAATTGATGATTTTGAATATAAAAGAGTACGAACAACTGGCACTAATTTAACTGGTGTTTTAGAATTAGATGATTTACAACTATCACAAAATAATTATGCTAATGTTTTAACTAGCACAGCACAAGTAATACGACCTAGAGATGATAATGCTAATTTTGCTAAAACACTTGAAAAAATTATAACGCAACAAGTAATTAATGATTATAGAACTCAGTTAATTAGATATGAGGGTAAATTATATAATATAGAAAATGATCCTTTTGGATTAAACAATAAAATATGGGTTAACTTTGGATCTTCTGTTTTAAGAGAGCCAGTAAGCTGTATTATTGATCAAATGACTTATAACATAAAAAGAAATTCTTACGAGATTGTAATGCATATACCTAATCAAGATGATGACCAAGACAGTACATTCAAAGTAAATTTTTAAACTTTTTTCTTTTCCTTGTTTGCTGAGAAACCCCTCTAGTGCCTAACACTTTTGGGGTTTCGTTTTTGTAAAATAAATCAAAATAATTCTTTTATTTAAAAATATTTTTTTATTTTTGTATGCTAAATAACAAAATATGATATTTGAAATTCACTTTAGGAATGAGCTTAAGAGGTTAAAATTTAAGCGATACCAAATTTGTACAATCTTAGGTTGTACCATGCCAACACTTAAAAGCAAAATTGAGAATCCAGGTCGATTAACTGTTGATGATATTACCAAATTAAAAAACTCTGGATTTGACATTAACAGATTAATTTAAAAAAAACTATTATTTATGAAATCAATTAAAATACATGGCAAAGATTATGTTCTTGTAAACGACAGAATTAAAGAGTTTACAACCAATCCAAAATATAATGATTATGGATTAGAAACAAACAAAACACTAGATGAGTGGTTTGAATATACTGATAAAAAAACTGGCGAAATTTTACAAGATAATAGAGTTGAGTTTAAATGTATTATAACTAATGCATCTGGCAAAACTGTATCTAATGGAACCGCTAGAGAACTGAGAAGTTCATCATATATAAATAAAACATCACACATAGAAAATTGTGAAACAAGTGCTGTTGGTCGAGCATTAGGTTTTTTGGGCATTGGCATTGATACATCTATTGCATCAGCTGATGAGGTTATAAATGCTGTAAATAATCAACCAGAAAAACAAGAAGATAAACGAGCTTGGTTAAATGAAAATCAAAAAAATGCTGTATTGAAAAGCACTAAACAAGAAGCTGAGAGAATCATTAAGCAATACAGAATGAAAAAAGAGTATAGAACTGAAATTAACAATAAATTTA